CTTGTTAAGACTATCGATCTCTTGACGTTGGACTTCCTTGAGACGAGACACTTCGTTCTGAGTGGTCTCTAGATTCTTCTTGTTAATACCAACAATTTCTAGTCGTTGGGCTTCTTTAAGTTTGGTCAGTTCACCTTGGGTCATCTCAAGGTGCTTCTTGTTAAGACTCTCGATCTCTTGACGTTGGACTTCCTTGAGACGAGACACTTCGTTCTGAGTGGTCTCTAGATTCTTCTTGTTAATGTTAACAATTTCTAGTCGTTGGGCTTCTTTAAGTTTTGTCAGTTCACTTTGGGTCATCTCAAGGTGCTTCTTGTTAAGACTCTCATTCTCAAGGCGATGTACCTCTTTGAGTTGAATGATTTCCTTTTGATTGGTATCGTTGTCAAGATATAGTTTGTCGTACAATTCGTTGATTTGATTGATACATTTTTTGAGGTCACTCGACATATTATAACATATATCTGATGATTTACTCATATGTATGTTATATATAATTTTGATTTAAAATTCTAATCTTTGATTGAGACTTCGCGACCTACGTCATCGTAACTTGTATAATATACATCATGATGAGTCATTGGGTTCACCATTGCTAAAATTTTAAAAATCTTTGATTAAACTTTCTAAAAGAAAGTTTAAAAATTGATCGACTGAAATTGATCAATTTCAATTGAACACATCAGTATGTCAGCTTCAGCCACACAAATTTTAGAGGATCTTAAGAACGGTAAGTGCACGGTTGATCAAGCGCAAACCCTATTAGCCCAAATGAAACTAACCGAATTGAAAAAGGTCTCGTACAAAATTGGTCCCAAAGGAGGCATCTGTTTCTATGGGATTCGTAGGCTACCGATTTCCCTATATCTTGAAGAATTAGACCAAATTGTTGCCATTGCCAATGGTGATGAATTTAAGAAGTTCATTGTTGATAACCAGAAGAGTCTATCAACTAAGGGGAAAAAGTAAAGTTAAATATTGTATGAATTTGATGGCATATGACCCCACCATGGTTGAGTAAATGGTCGTCTTTTAACATTCATTCCACAATTAATATCTCCTTCCAGTAGATAATAACAATCCCAATTTTCCACAAAATAAATTCGAACCGAAGACGGGATCAATGAGGCAAAATATTGCTCAAATAAATCACGATTACCAACTTTGGGACCAAATGGTTTGGGTACTAACATGAACTGATCCACATACAAATTGTTAATTAAATTGGGTAAGATAGATTTGGCTCGTAACGAGATCGACTTTGGCCAGTAATAAATTGGTACTTGATAGATGTCATCTTCAGTCAGATTTAATTCAACCATCAATTTGTTTTTGATCCCATCTAATTTGCGTTGATAGGCACGGTTATCCTCAATCATTTCAGTCCAACTCAGTAGGGTTTTCACTCTCAGTTGGGTTTTATAGACGCATTGACGTGTTGTTTGTTGGTCGTCATACTTGCGAGAGAACCGTTGTTTGATGTCGGATGGTGTTGTGTTGAAGATGTAGTAATGATCTGGATGCTCGAAGATTACCGTTTCTGGATCACATTGAGAGATTAGATGGTAGAATTGATCGGTACTGGCGATCAATACTCTAAATCCATGTTTATGACTACGATCTGGAACGAAGGCCACAATTTCGTCAACGTGTCCCACATTAAGCCACCCTGTTTCAATACTTAATGGTTTCTGGACTTGTTGTGACTCCAATAAATCAACTAAATTGTAAGAGATATTGTCTTGCATACCCTCCGTCGAAACACCATAAATGATTCGACCCAATGGATAGTCTGGCAAAATCGGCGGAATCACTTGGATATTGCCAAACGCATCGAGATTTTTGTCTTTTTCGATAAATAAGTCATATAGTGGATAATCTTTGAAATAGTCGTAGATGTACGCGATACCATTACGGCTGGTCGATTGGTGCGAAAAATGCGGACCTTTCATGATAATGTAATTAGTTAGTTGACCGTCCGTTACATAGGCGAATTTGAGAATATCTTGGACCCATCGATGATACATCGAGATCCCTTGATTTTTAATAATCACAATTTTTTTATTTTCTTGTTTCATAATTTTGGACACATCTCTAACGAATGATAGATTGTTCTGCACTCCTTGCATTTTCGATAAATAAACAGTCTCTGAGCCCAAACAATTCGGTGGTAAAATGATTGGTGCAATTCGAAAAATCATGTGGTCCGAGAAGAGAAAAATATCCTTATCATAGACCCCAATTGATACCCGAACAATTGGCTGAGTTTTATGCGAAATTAATTCATTACATGATACATAATATTGCATAGTTAGATCTAACGGATTGGATGTTTCTAGATAATGGTCGTCAATCAGGTTTTGACCCAATATAACTTGTCCTTGCTGGTCGTAAATAGTAATTGGGTAGTGTGTATCCACAAACAATTTAAACATTAGATCCGAGTGAAGATATCGATCGGGTGTGTCGAACCGTAGACTCTTGATCTGATCAGGCACGATTCGTCGAAACTGTTTAAATTTTAATTTGAAATAATATTGTGGATCATTTTTCAAATTAGGTAATAAAATCCAATTCTGTTTAGACCACATCCATTGATGATAATTAATTTGGGTCTCAATTAACAATTTAGGGAGACCAAAGAAGATAATCATATAACGTTGATCGAGAACTCTCACGATCGCATATGACAAACTGGTGTCAGTATCGACCATCACTTCGACCGCATCTGACAACACAATAAAAGTTTGTCCAACGGTTAATCGACTGGTTTTTTTACAGACTGTGTCAAAGTATTGAACGAACCTCAAGACACAATTATGGATCGATTCCAGATAAAAATGCGATCCTATTTTGGTCAGGTAGTCAGTGAGTTTGTGGGACGTTCCTTCCCATGCATAAATAACAATATAATTCATCCAACCTACAATTATACTTATCATATAGAAATAAATTTCTGTTCATTATTATCAATTTTTACGACACAATATTTAACCAAATGTAAAGCATCTTCGATTTGTTGAACGGTTCTGGCAATAAAGTAGGTGGGTGTCATCTTCATTCCTTTATGTTTAAGGTGGACATGGATCAACCGTAACTGTTTGCTACGATCGATGGCCATGTAATTGTTTTGATCAATATTTTCAATTTGTGTGGCATCTGGGTCAGTGAAAAACAAACGATATGACTCGTCATTGGGGTCGAACAAATTATGTTCGCTAACTACCCAGTAATAAATGGGTTGTTTGTGTGGTTGGTTTCTTCTCTTTGGTTGGACCAGTTTCCATTCTTCTGGATCGGATAATTTGGAAGGGACTTTATGGTTGGGTATAATTCGTTGAGTGTACTTGTTATTGCGGTGGATTTTGATCCAATATTTCTTTTCTGATAATGGGGTTGTCACATAGATCACGGTGTCGGTTAATTTAGACATGAATAATATAACAATAATAATGTTATAATATTATTATTGTTATATTATTTTATTATTCAATTTTACCTCCGTAAAATTGAATAAATTTTATTGAATTTAATTCAAATAAATTAATAATGACATTGTTACCGTACAATAAAATGGATTTACTGGAAGTCGGTGTTGATGAGGCGGGACGTGGTCCTCTGATTGGTAGAGTATATGCGGGTGCAGTGGTGTGGCCACATGATCTAATTAGTCCATGTGTCAAGGATTCCAAGAAGTACGGTAAACCGAGCGATCGAGAACGTGCGTATGATTATATTATCGAGCACGCCATTGCGTGGGGAGTTTCGTATGTAGAGCCAGAGGAAATAGATGACACCAATATTTATAAAGCAGTTATGAAAGCCATGCATGGTGCGATTAAAAATACATATATTGACCCAGAACACATCTTAGTTGATGGAAATTCATTTAAACCATATTTAGACACATATGGCGGTACTCCTAATTTTACCACAGTGATCGGAGGTGATAACACATATTATAGTATTGCTGCTGGATCGGTGTTAGCCAAAGTAGAACATGATCGTTATATTATTGACTTATGTGAACGTTATCCAATCTTGGATTGTTATGATCTGCGAAACAATAAAGGATATGGTGCTCCTAAACATTTGGAGGCCATCAAAAAATATGGGATTACCCAATTCCATCGCCAAAGTTTCAAATGTTGCCAAGATGTACCAATTGTCCATATTTAGATTAAGAATTGGATGGGTATCAGATTATCATTGAGATCATAGTCGATGTTCTGATTAAATTCATCTGCGTAGTTAACGATCTCTGTCCTTAATGTCGTGGTAGTGCTTCCTATTGGCGCGGTAGTGATTCCTATTGGCGCGGTAGTGCTTCCTACTGGCGCGGTAGTGCTTCCTACTGGCGCGGTAGTGCTTCCTACTGGCGCGGTGGTGCTTCTTACTGGCGCGGTAGTGCTTCCTAATGTCGTGGTGGTGCTTCCTACTGGCGCGGTAGTGTTTCCTATTGGCGCGGTAGTGCTTTCTATTGGCGCGGTAGTGCTTCCTAGTGTCCCTAATGTCGCGGTGGTGCTTTCCATATTATTGTTGCTCGTGGTGTTTATTTTGTTTCTGATAATGATCGAATAAATTGAATCAAATTTTTAAGTATTTAGGAAATGACCGCAGTATAACTTTATATGGCTAGTGAAGATTATTATCAACTCTTGGGTCTGACTAAACCTTCCGATCAGAAAGAGATCAAAAAAGCGTATCATCAACTCGCATTAAAATACCACCCAGATAAGAACCACGACGTAGGAGCAAGTGATAAGTTCAAGAAAATCAATGAAGCCTATGACGTCTTATCGACTCCTGAGAAAAAGGAGATTTACGATAAATATGGAATCGATGGACTCAACAAGAATAATATCCACTTTGATGAGGATAATATCTTCAATATTTTTAACAATGTCTTTGGACAACCGTTTCAATTCAATATGCCCTTCATGGGTGGAATGAACGGCATGGATGGAATGAACGGCATGGGTGGAATGAACGGGATGAGTGAACCCAATTATAATCTTGAAGCAACGGTACGTATTAGTTTACCCGATGTCTATACTGGGAAAACTGTGTCCACAACTGTGATGAGGAACTCACCATGTCCAACGTGTCATGATACTGGTAGTGACGATGGACAAATCAGAGTCTGTCAAAAGTGTCAAGGTAAAAAAATGGTACAACAACGGGTCAGATCAGGACACATGGTCACGATCAGGACAGGTCCGTGTGATCGTTGTCATGGAACTGGTCGCAATACGACTGAGCATGTGTGTCCACAATGTCGAGGGGGTAATTACAAAGAAAAATATGTCTGTACTGTGACTCTCTTACCAGGCCATATTGAAAATAATGTCGTTGTAATTAAGAATCAAGGTCATATTAAACCCAACCAATTACGTGGGAATATCCTGATTAAAACAGAAATTGAACCAGATGATCGATTTCTCAGACATGTCATGATTAATAATAAAATAAGGTTATCTGACCACGATCTATTGATGCGGATTAAAATTAGTTTAGCAGAATCTTTATGCGGTTTTTCCAAGTCTATTCCTCATTTATCTGACGATAACTTAAAATTTCAGTTTTCGACAACAATCAAGGATGGTGATCTCTATGTAATGGAAGGTAAAGGTCTTCCAAAGACTGAGCAATCAAATGGTCATTTATACTTACTGTTCAATGTTGAACCAGTTCCGACATTATCCGAATCAAAGAAAAAGATCTTGTGGGAGTTGTTAACTGAAACCGCATATATTGAACACAAATATACTGCACAACAAGGTGTACACAAATGTGATACTTAATCAACTTCTTCAATCTTGGGTGATCTCTTGTTTTCTGACTGACGTGGGGTCGCAGGTTGACCTTGTGGTTGACCTTGCGGTTGACCTGACTGTTGACCATCAGGTTGTTGTGATTGATACATTTTCATCATAATCGGATTGATCATTTTCTCCAACTCTTCCTTCTTATGGTCGTAATCATCTTGTTCGCTGTTTTGATGATCTGTTAACCAATCCAGTGCATCGTGGACGATTTTTTCGATTTGTGACAGATCGGTAGGATCCATCTTGTCCTTGAGGTCAGTCAGTGAATGCTTGACCTGATAAACATATCCTTCAAGTTTATTCTTGGCTTCAATCCGATCGCTGTTCTTTTTATCTTCTTCTGCGAATTTCTCGGCTTCATGAAGCATTCGGTCAATTTCTTCCTTGGATCGGCGGTCATTTTTGATGGTGATTGACATTTTCTTGTTAGTCATTTTATCCATCGCAGTTACATTTAGAATTCCGTTCACATCGACATCATAAGTGATTTCGATTTGAGGAATTCCGCGGGGGGCTGGAGGGATTCCAGAAAGGGTAAACTCGCCCAATTTATTACAGTCTCTGGTCATCTTTCTCTCACCTTCATAGACACAAATGGTACATGCGGGTTGGTTGTCACTGTATGTCGAGAAGACATTGACCTTTCTAGTCGGAATCGTGCTACCACGAGCAATCATTGGAGTCATGATCTGTCCAGCGGTTTCAACACCCAAGGTCAATGGTGTGGCATCAATCACCACGATGTTCTGTAGTTTTTCATCATGATCGCCATTGATGATGGCTGCTTGAACGGCCGCACCATATGCAACCGCCTCATCTGGATTAACTGACATGTTCAACTGTTTTCCATTAAAGTATTCAGATAACAGTTCCCTAACTTTTGGAATCCGAGTGGATCCGCCAATCAGAACCACTTCATCAATCTGTGTTTTGTCCATCTTGGCTGTTCGTAGAGCATCGTCAATCGGGGTAATGGTGCGACGGAAAATTGGCATACACAGATCTTCATACTTGGCACGAGATAAGGGTAAGCTGAAATCAATCCCCTCATGGAGACTATCAATTTCGATTGATGCACTGCTTTGACTGGACAGAGTGCGTTTGGCTTGTTCACAAGCAGTCTGTAGGCGACGACGAGCCTTTGGATTATTGGACAGATCGGCATGATACCGTTTCTTGAAGTCCTCTAAGCAATAGTTGGTTAAGACGTTATCAATATCCTCACCACCCAGATGAGTATCACCACTAGTGGATTTGACTTCGAAACTACCTTCAGCTTGGGTCAAGACCGTAATATCATGGGTTCCTCCACCAAAATCGAAGATCAGAATGTTCTTTTCGGTTGTCGAATGTTGTTTATCAAGACCGTAGGCAATGGCAGCCGCGGTAGGCTCGTTGATAACGCGAAGAACATTAAGACCAGCGATGATTCCTGCATCTTTAGTGGCACTACGTTGGGTGTCATTAAAGTAGGCAGGAACAGTGATGACGGCACCGTCGACTTTCTTACCCAGATATGCTTCAACGGTGTCCTTCATTTTAGTCAAAACCATGGCCGAAATTTCCTCAGGCGCGAAGAGTTTCGTCTCATCCATGTAATTGACCTCGATATGAGGTTTATCTCCTTGTTTACCGATGACTTTAAACGGCCAATACTTCAAGTCATTTTGAATGGTTGGATCAGAAAATTTACGACCAATCAACCGTTTTGCATCATACACGGTATTGGTTGGATTCATGGCGACTAAATTTTTGGCACCATCTCCAATTAGTCGAGTGTTACCATCGAACGAAACGTAGGATGGTGTGGTGCGATTGCCTTGATCATTTGCGATAATCTCGACTTTCCCATTTTCCCAATGACCAACACAACTGTACGTGGTTCCCAGGTCGATTCCGATTACAACTTTTGACATGATTTTTGATAAATTACCCGTTTATTGTCACTAAATGAACAATCAATTTTTTAAAAATATAAAATAAAAATATTTTATATTTTTACGATTTTATGCACATGATTTATGTTTAACCTATCAACAAATGTGTCATATATGATAGACCAAGTACATCTGGTTATTGAGAAATGTTAAAACGGTTAATTTTGAAGATGTTGGGTCGAATGTATCCCATTCGGTAACCCGCCAACCACGGTGTTGGCTCTTCAAACATGTTCTTGAATAGTTTAGTGATCTTAGTGGGATCATTTTGCTCATCTTCAAAGGTTCTTGGAATATATCGATACTCGACCCTAGGTGGAGGACATTGTTTGATTTGATTGATATAACCAATAATAACCGCAACGATGCCAACAAATGTTAATAAAATTATAATGGCTTTCATTGCCAATTCAATATATATATCTAACCAAGATTTATTTTTTCGATTTGCGTTGTTCCTGTTGTTCTTTAATTCGTTGTTTCAGTTTATCTTCTAGGATCTTTCTTTGAGTTTGATCAGTCGATTCCATCATCATTTGCTTACGTTTGGCGAAGAACTCATCCTTCTGTTCCGAGTTCTTCTTCCTTTCTCCGACCAATGTATTCAATTCTGGAACCATATACTCTTGATCCTGTACCGCATCGGCATTTGGGTCCCATGGGACCCAATGACCTGGGGGCACGATGAATGTATGAGCGAAAGATTCAACCTCTTTGTGTAGATAACTGACACGTTTCCTAGCCTCATCGATATTTTCGAAGGCTCCCCTAAACTTAAATCCTCTGACACTAGGTTCTTTTCCAAATTGTAGATTGAATTCCTTCTCTAAGTCAGCGTTATTGAGAGTCTTGTAAGCATCAAAACGGTCGGTCAGTTCTTCTTGATCGATCTTGTAGGTGCGAAGAGTATTAGCAACCTGTTCATCCTCGTTGAGTAGGAAGTCCTGTTTAGTTTTCTCTAAAATTTCGACGGCCGCTTTATAGACTGGATCTTTGGCGGATTTATAGGATTCGATTTTATTGTCTAGAATCTTGGCGAAATTAGCATTCACCATTTTGACAAGATTGGTCGTGGTATCCATAATTTGCTTGTTAACATCGTGGAAAAGGAACCGATTGGCTTCGTACATAAACCGTTGTTTGATCCGATCATCAGGAGACACAAATGAAACCAATGCATATTTTTGCGTCATGGTTGGCTTGTCGCATTGGATCACGATTTCAGGATCCACTGTTAGGTGTTCTGCTTTCCTAATATTAGTCGCCATTTATATTTTATAGAAATATATTTAATGACGAATTTAAACGAATGGATCAATTTTTAATATAAATCATATTTTTATTTTGTAATACGTATATATAGAAAACAACATGGAAAGTCAAGACAAGTTTCAACCTATGATAGTTCGTGCGTCTGGTATGAATTTTTCAGAAATTCTAGGATTAATTATCAAGTATTTAATTGAAGGTGGTGCGGTCGCCGTGGCTGCCTTCGTGATCCCTCGCAAAAAGAACACTTGGCAGGAGATTGTTATGATCGCGTTAACTGCCACGGCGATTTTCGCTATCCTTGACCTATTTGCTCCCGCCGTTGGACTGGCGGCGCGCCAAGGTGCTGGTTTTGGTGTTGGTGCCACTATGGTTGGTTTCCCTGGTGTTCCTATGGGCTCTGGAGCGGTACCGGGCATCCCTCCGATGTAAATGAAAAAGAATATAAATTCTGATGAGTGTAGATATTTAACATAAATATCAATATTTAACATAAATATCAATATTTATGTTAAATTGAATTTCAAATTCAATTTGAAATTTAATTGGATCTCGATCAATAAGGGTAGTATTTCCACTCAAGTTCTGCACAAATATTTTTCCAGATTTTATCTTGTTGACGAAGTTTGTCCTTGGATTTCAACAGATTAAAATATTGTAGATATTCGTTATATCCCAATAATTGACAGAATTTATAGATAACATAGGAATATGATAGAAAATTAGTCCTACCCACTGGACGATGTTTTTCGAACGGTTCTTGAATCTTCTGAAACATCGAACACAACTGTTCTTCCACATCTGGTTTCATTGAGAAGGGTTGAATTCCATTCATGTGACAAATGATTTGGTTGATATTCTCATAATATTTATTGTAGCCCAAATGACCGTATTTTTGTAGGTATTTTTTGACGCGAGATCTTGACAAGGTAGCCAAGTTAGTCTTTTTCTCCTTTTTAAATTCAACTAAGATAATATCATAAATTTCCTGAGGGATTTTGGTGGTTTCCTTGGCTTGGAAATGCGATAACTGTTCTTTAAAGTGATTAATTCGCTTGTAGGCAAAGTACATATTTTCATGGGGTGGATCTCGGTATGATGGTTTATCTGAGTCCATAACAGTCGGAATTTCCTCACCACACTTGGGGCACACCATGATTGCATCTGAAGCATTCAATTCCCTCTCGACGCCACATTTATGGCAAACATCGTCCGCCTTATTATATTCGACCGAGATCACGTGATGTGGATCAGTATGAGCCAGATATTGCTCATAAAGATCACCACGTTGGTCACTGCGTTGGTCACTGTGTTGGTCACTGCGTTGGTCACTGCGTTGGTCACTGCGTTGGTCAGACGCAGGTGGTCCACCGAACTTTTGCTCTTGGGATGATTTGGTTTGTTCAATGCTATCGTAATAATCGATTAACAAATGACCCGTTTTCAAATAGAAATCACCCACTTTATTTAATTGTTCAGTATTGTCGATCTCTTTGGATAGTTCACCGATCTCATTTTTCAACCGATAAAAATCACTAATTTGATCGCTTGACATCTCAGATAACTTCTTGTGTGAAAGTGCTTGATACTCGGCTTGAAGTCGCGTCAAGTGTTGTTTCTTGAGTGGTATTTGTTTATACTCTTGAGTAAACTCTTTAACATGCCGATTGTAATCAGTATCGACATTGGTTTTTTTGACAGCATTGGCTTTCATCAAAGTATATTTATGTATCTATCATGCTTAACTTTCTAAGTATTATCACCACCAACTTGCTTGACGTCAAAATTAATCTGGTTTTTTTTCATTATTAATCGGTTGAAATCGACTTTTTCTTCTTTTTCATCATCTTTTCCAGCCAAATATTTTTCGTTACCCTCCCAAAAGATATTATAACACATTTTAAAGGTCTCCCAATCAGGCTTATTGATGTTAGTACGGTACCAATAGACTTGCTCGTCAATTTTATCACTATTAGAAGTGTTGTCGATCACCAAACATCCATAGTCGTTAGTGCATTTATTCAGTACGGTTTTGAACATATCCATTGTTGGAAACATACTTGCATAATGCTCGTACAACCGTTTCAGGTTACACGCCTTAGTTTCTTTGCAGATGAATACATAGTCGATTTGTCCACGTAAACTAGGCGGAATGCCGAGTGCATATTGCATTGTCAAGATGAATGTGGCCTTGACGTGTCGACCGTTCATGAACAGAAACTTAATATTCTTATCTTTGACCCATTCATTGCCATCGGCTAAACAGTCGTCTAGGATCACGAAGGTTTTAGGATCGACTTCTGCATAAGACGGTTTATTTTTGCATTTTTTACAAATATCTTTTTGTCTCTTAAGAATTTGCTCCAGTAATTCTGGAGTGTATTCTTCGTGAATAAAGATGGATGGTACATGGGGCCGATAAGTGTGGTTATAGTTGTCGGTTGGTGAAATCACCGTACCGACAGGAAACTGCCGATGATGATATAAATAATCGAGCAATAAGACTGATTTGCCAGTGTTTCGCTTACCAATGAAAACGATAATTGTATTATCTTTAATTTTGTTCATATTAAATTTTTTCAAGGTAACCGTAACCGATTCACCTGGATTAATTTTAGTCTTTTTAGGCATCTAATTTATATCAGATACATAAGATTTTGATTTTGGACGCATCTCAAGGATATCTTCGCATCTCAAGGATATCTTCGCATCTCAAGGATATCTTCACATCTCAAGGATATCTTCGCATCTCAAG